AATCACCATTACGACCAGTCATACCTGCTTCTTGAGCAATTTTTGAATAGTATTGGCGAACATTTTTTTCATCTGCTCCAATATATCTTTTCTCTATTTCATTGAGAGAGGCTTCCAACTCTTTAGGCAAACCACCAAAATTTTTGTCTAAAATTTCTCTTTTTACTCTACTGGTGGCAAAACTTGAGAATGGTTTATCCATCGAATTATCTACTTCGACTTCTTCTATTTTTTCATATCTACCAAAATCTCCTACCTTGGTCCAGCCTTCAGGAATTTCTTGGTTGTCATAAAAATATCTAGTTTTAGTTTCTTTCTTTCGTATAACAACATCGCCCCATTTGTTCAAAGTGGCATTTTGAAGAATTCCAGCATCACGAAGTCCTTGGAATCCTTCATCATAATTGGTCAATTCGTGAGGCAACCCCGACGAAGCCCATCGTCCATGGGTCTTTTGGTCATGCTGACCTGTCAGGTGTTTGAATACTGGTTTTAGCCCCGGAGCAAAAGTGATGCTGATTGTCATACTGAACCCTCGGGTGGAATTATGACCATCGTACAACGGCAATGAGGATGAACTATTGGCTTTTCTAATCCAATTGAGAAGATGCCATTCCAAGGAACCATTTCGCCATCAAGAGGCGCACAAATATCGCAGGTTCTCTCATCAAGGGCTGTCATCCACATTTTTTGTGAAGCAGGGTCCACGATTCCTTCTTTATCTGCTTGCTTCCATCCTTCGTAGCGTCCCTCGTTCTGAGCAATCTGTATCTCGGTCCGAGCAATCATGGTGGCGCGAGCGCTCTTCAGTCTATCTGAATAAGCCTCAGCAGATTTTTGTGCTTTCTCCCTAGCCTTGGATTCTTTGAATCCTTCACGAACTAGACGGGTCAATTCTCGGCGTTCAAACTTGACTACCGCATCTGCCCATTTAGGGTGAAGTCCTACAACATTCTTGATTCGCTTTGCTGTTGCTCGATAATCCAATTGCTCATTGAAAGCATCGATAATTATTTTGCGGATTGCGGTACGGGTCAATTCATCAATACTTGTTACCAACTGACCAGCGCGGTTTGCGGCAAACTTGAGAGAGTTTGGGTTTGTCTTATTGAAAGACATCGTGAACTCACCGCGGATTGGCTTAGGTTGCGCCCATCGTGGAATGTTCGTGAAATCCATATTCGCCATCGGGACCTTATTGGTAATTTCAACCTTTGTCGGTCTAAATGCTGGCAAAGATAACTTTGGAGCAATCTCGCGAATCTGTTTGATTGCCTCATTGCCACCAATATCGATTGAATCTAAAAGAGCGCTTTCAATCTTTGGTTGCTCATCTCTGATACTGATAGTGGCAAGAAGTCTGCTCAAAGGATCAGGGTCTAAGCGAGCAATAATCTTTGCTAACTCATCATCCTTTATTTTGTCTGTTGCTCCACGATTGGCACGATACAGAACGCGAGCGAGCGCTTGCTCTTCAGGTGTTAGAGGTAATCGACGAGGTTCGTCTGCCTTTCGAAAATGAAATGGCATTTATCAATCCAAATCGCCGTCTAAAGGTTCCGTTCCTTCGGCTACCTCTAGTTCCTCTTCCTCCATCTCCTCAGATTCTTGTTCTTCAGATTCTTCGCCCGGTTCAAAACCTTCTTGCTCTTGTCCCTGCTCAGGCATTGGAGGCATACCGTAATTTTGTCCATCGTGTTCAGCAGGTGGTAGACCAGCCAACTCGCGTAGATAATCTTCCAACTTAGGGTCAGGCATAAGAACGCCAGCCTGAGCCAACTTAGTAACGAAGTCTGAAATTTCGGTCAAATCAACATGGCTTACTTCGCCATAAGTTAGGAATGGAGCGCGAGATACATCCATGCCATTGAGTTTCAATAGGCGTGGAATTGCGTACTGGTTCATTACCTCAGCAACATTCTTAGCAATTGAATCAACTGCCATAGACCATAGGTCCATCTTTGATGCGCCAAGTGCGTAAGAGCCAACTCGGTCAGAGCCTAGAAGAATAAAGTCAGCAAGAATCGACATCGACATTCTTTGGTCGTAGCGCTGAATAATCTTGTCAGTATCGAACTGACGGCTTCCTCCTGATGAGAGCAACTGAAGGTCAAACATCTTGTGTCCAGCGTCGTCATACATTGCTGGCATGACGATGCCTTCTTGCTCATTGCGCTTGATAGATGTAACGATTTCTTTGATGCTATTGAGAACTGATACTTGGTCGCTGGTTGCCGCAGATGAAAGATATTCAGGTGGAAGATAGGCAACTGGCAAACCTGCTAGGTCACGCTCGATACCGACTGCTTCGATTTCTTCAATACGACGCTTGAAGAACCAAGGACGATATGCGTTACGAAGAATTGAGCGACCTTCAGGGTTATTTTTAGCCGTGGTTGTACGGAATAGCAAAGCCTTCTCAATTGGTATGATGAATGTGCCACCTGTTGATGGGTCCACTTGGACCATGGCTTGAATTCCGCCATCCTCATCGATTTCCCAACGGAACAAAGTTTCTTGAGCGCGAATTGGCATCTTGCGCCAACCGATTTTTCCATCATCATGCTTTGAGCGAGATTGTGGATTCTTGCTATCTCCACCGCGCTTCTTGTAAACAATCTCATGATATGAGTAACCGAATACAAGCATGGAAAGAATCTGTGAAAGTGTTTGGTCCCACGAATCGCTCATGTCATGGAGACATGAATCTACGAACGCGGCAACTTCTTTATCTTCAGGACTAATTTCTCCGTCCGCTGAATCATCCTGATATGGGTCTACGCGCCATTCAAGGCGAGTAATAACTTTTTCAATTGCGAATAGCATCGACCCGATTGTTGGGTCATTGTCCGCCATCTCGCGATAAGTCTTGGCACCGCGAATACCTCGGAGATTCGTGATGAACTCTTCATATACGGTTCCACCTGAACGGCGTAAACCCGTAGAGCCAATCTCCTTGAGGTCAAATCTCTCAGCCATTTATACCTCGCCTAATCCTTTTGGGCTAATCCAACGACAACTTTGATAGCCTGTTCTTCATTGAATCCCGCTTTGACTAACTCCATAAATAGTTCATGGGTTTGAACAGCGAAAGCCCCAAGTACAGACATGACTTCTCTACTACTGTTATTAGTAAAGTCGTCATACACCTCACGATTATAGCGTTAGGTGAATTTTGCCCTTTTATTCTCCGTCTAAAACAAACTCGAATGAATTCAATCTGAACGAAGCAACTTCCATCGCCGCCTTGCGAGCCAAATCCTTTGTACCAGCCTGAGCGTATTCACGCTCTTCCGCTAGGTTGCCAAGAGAATTGAACGAACGGAAATTGATTTTGAATGGCAATTCAAATTCAGTCTGTGTCAGATGTACTTCAATGAACTCGCGTGGAGCAATCTCCATCGAAACAAATGGACGACCGTTTTCGGACACGACAGTTTTAGCGTTCGGAAGTTCCGAGACGAAATAATCAGTCCAAGCCATTTACAACTCCTTTCGAGAGTTTTTCAACCCCAATAATACCCTATGAGGGTTAGAAAGGAAATGACTCAGGAACTTCGGCTTCCTTCTTCCAAGTTGGTGCGCTCCAAGGGTCTACTTCCATATCCCCTTGAGAATTACGCTGGACGGTTACAACATTGGCGATATGGCGCTTGAGGTCCACTCCGACATTGAAAGCGGTTACGACCATGCGACCCCTCTTCTCGCCTGTGTTTTTATCCTCCCAAGATTCCCAAGTGGCATTACCCGAGATAATTACGCCCATACCCTTTTGAAGCGATTCGGCTACATTCTCAGCCAGTTTGTTCCAGCACTTGATTGACCAAGGTGTGACATCTGTGTTTTCCCAAGTGCCATCTTCTTTCTTGACGGATTTAGATGCGATGACTGTAAAAGATGCCATTGCTTTTCCATTAGGTGTAAATCTCAACTCAGGGTCAGATGCGAGATTTCCTGTGATAGTTACTTGACTCATGCTATATGTCTCTCATTCGTTATTGGTTTGGCGATTATGTTTAGTTTTTTTCGTAATCTGTCGCGTTCATTCATTGTTGTTCCGCCCCATATTCCGATTACTTTGTAATGTAACGCATAGGTCAGACAATCTTCGACAACTACGCATTGCTTACAAATCTTCTTTGCTAAAAGATTCTCCGCTGTCAAAGGTTTCTCCTCCGCGAAGAACATCTCCGTATCTATCCCCCAACAACTCGCTCCCTCGAAATTCCATGGCATC